CGGTAGGACTGGATGTATATCACGCCTGGTTTCTTTTGGCGTGTGGAGCCTACAAAGCTCCTAATGCGGTCCAGATCAATCTTCAGTTGGTCTGCGATCTCTCGCATGGTCATGGGTCCAAGCTCGATGAGCAGGTTTACGATTTGTTGTCTGCTGATTGAGTTCTTCACGGATTGCTTTTAAGACTTCTTCTTTTGTTGGAGATCGGTTCTCTTTAGGGGTGCGAATGGTTGCCCCCATCAGATAGGCATGAGCCAGGACGAGTGCTTTCATTGGAGGAGAAATTTAATCATCAGCCCTAGGGTGACGAATGGCCCCAGAAAAATCACCGCCAGAAAGCACATCGCCCACAGAGTGACAAACCATTCGCCAAGCTTCATTCTTCCCTCACAAAGATGCCTTCTTTGGTCAGCGTCCCCTTGCGGTCTTTGATCTCCTCATAAGCCCTCTGCAGGCATGAGACAAGATCCAACCCCGCCAGGTCAGCCGCCAGGATCAAGGTCACCAGGACATCTCCAAAGCCATCAATCTGGGCCTCCCTGTTTCCTTTCAGAGTGGCCCCCACAAGCTCTCCGAGTTCCTCTACGCACTTGAGGAGTTGCTTCTCTGTAGAGGAGTTGGGGATGATCTGACGGGCCTCAGCCCATCGCAGGATCTCAATTTCTAGGTTGCGGTACATAGTTTCTTTCGATGCTTCAGTAATTCTTTCTTGCCCATCTCGCTCAGTTTTGGGATGCAAACTGGCTTTCCCGCGTGGGTGACTGTCTTTCGATCGCAGATTAACTTCCTGCGAACGAGCGACCAGTAGGTGCACCATGAGCCAGGCCGGTCGTTGAACAACTTAAATCCCCATCCCTTCTCAAACATGGAGAGCATCTGGGCTTGCTTGTGAGAGATCACTTCGTTCTCCCGGCCCACTTGGGTTCTTTCTTCTCTTCAAACAATGGCTTTCCCTCGCTTGGAGGAACCCATCCATACCTCTTCCAGGTGGCCTGAACATCGGCCCCCGAAGTCCATTTGAAATCTGGATGCCCCACCGGGATGCGCGGCATCGTCTTTTTCACTTGATGTTCCATCTTGCCTCCAACTCTCTAATGAGAGACACCACATCCATCGCCCAAGCCGTTTTGCCGGTCATATACTTGGTGTGCCGACTGGCGATTCGGAGGATCTCCTTTTCGTCCAATTTTTTGGACCGCACCGGCTCGGGAACAATCTTGTCGGATGCTGCCCAGACTATCCGTTGTCTCCCGGATAGACCACCTCGCGTGATGCCAGAGTCAAAGATGTAACCCTTGCGCCTGAGTGGTGCGATCCTGGGAGTGATGGATTGAAGAGACCGATCCAGAGCGAATGCGATCTCCTCTGCTGTCGAGGGCCTGAACTTCACCAGCTCATAGACCCTTGCCTCTAAGTAGCTGATGTCCAGTTTAGAAGCCTCTTTCGAGGTCTCTGGATCATCTTTTCTGTGTGCTCCGTTCATCATTGGCTCCATTCGTTTAATTACGGATAATAAGGCAGCTTAGAAGGGAACATCCTCGGATTTACCCTTGCGGTCATCACGAGGGGCGTTCATGTAGGCCCATCCGTCCCAACCGCCTTCCTTGAAGGGAGAGCAGTCCAGCTTCAGCATAGGACCGTTTTTCGTATCAATGACCGACCCGATGCGGAGGTAACGCTTCTTTTCTTCGCCGTCTTTGTTGGTGTAGGTGCCCACGATGGCGGTGACTTCGTACAGAACTTTGCTCATATTGCTTCCAGTTTTTTCACTTTCTCATCGACTTCGGCCAGGAACTTAACGATCTCGGCTTCCATCTCCCCAATCAGCTTCTCATCTCGCTCAACGCGAATGATTAGGAGCTGAAGTCTTTGCGGCATCCTCGGGTCGAAACACACGAAGTCGCACCACTTCTTATCCGTGCAGCGCATCTGAAGTTGCATCTGCTTCAGGTACTTATCTGGGATTTTTCGGTTGAGCTGCATCTCAATCATCGTTGCGGTTTCAGGGCACTTGATCTCGATGAGTCCCTCGCCAACGATCCCGTCTGGGCTGGCCCCACACATCTCAATCGAGGGGTGAGGAATAAACCCAACCTCCTCCACCAGATTCCCCGTCTGGGCCTCGTATGCGGCTCTGGCGTTGGCTTCTTGTTCTACCCCCCACTCCATCGCTGCGTTGGAGTAAGTCTTGGCAGGCTGGCCGGTCATCCTCTCCACGACCAGTTGGGCCTGGTAGTTCTCCCGATCTGCTGAATAACCAGTCTTGGTCTTTGCCATGACCTTATAAACAGAGGAAGCGGTGACCTTCCCGGCCCGTTGAGCGAACCACTCTGGTGTGCGTTGTTCCATTACGCTTCATCCTCGTCTTTTCCAGCAACATCAATTTGCAACTCTGATCCAAAAATCAATGCTATTTCGTCAAATCCAACTTTGGCATCGCGCAAAGTTTTAAGAATCTCGTTGCATCTATCGGCCATCGGGGTTATTTCTTCCCACAACTTACGACCACGCTCTACGGTTTCGTTGTATTCGCGCTCAAGCTCACGAGCTTCTTTGATTTTCACTTTGCGGCTCCTTTCATTGCTGCGTCTTTCAGGCTCTTCTGGTTGCGAGTCCAGAACCTAGCTTTAGCTGCAGACACCGGGATCTTCTTGAACTCTGCCTCTAGAACAGAAATGCCTTCCATTGCTGCGCCACGAAGGTTGTCCAGATGCTCATCTTCAAACGCCTGGTCTTCGCTTGGCAGGACTTCGTGCGTATGGTTCTCGGTGTCGTTATCGCCTTCTGTTGGGATGGCGAAGGCCTGGAATGCTGCGTACTTGTATGCCGCGCTCATGGCCTTGTTTGTGGCCTTGTCGCCCGAGTCCATCGCCTCACCAAATGTTTTGATGGTGTGCTTCGATCCATCCTCAGAAGAGACCAGATCAAACTCCATCTCTACGGTGATGAAGAACAGATTCCCACCGTTGTTTGACTTGCGCTCCACACACTGTCGTGAGAGCACTCGAGGCAGGATACACAGACCATGCTTCGCCAGAAGCGGAGAGATGGTGTTGTAGACATCATCAATGCCTCGGAAGTTGTATCCGTTGCCTTGGGGGTTTCTGCGGCTCTTGGTGATGCCGATGGAAGCCAGTTCAGCCTGGACTGCGTTGATTGCTTTGTAGACGATCATAGGAAGAAGAAAAAGAAGGTTGCACCACAGAGACCGAGGAAGATGGCAAAGAGCACATCCATTGCTCCAGAACGGCGAGCTTCGATCTCTTCCTCGCGGGGACGGTATGCGTATCTCATTGCGGTCCTTTCACGACTGCCCAGTAATCGGCTGACTCGACAAGGCCGGTGTAGGCATCACGGAAGGCCTCACCATCCCAGTCACCCCAAAACACCTCACCTTTGTAGTAAAGGAGAAGCCCAATCTCTTCAGGAGGATCAGCTTCTGTGAGCTTGTTCCAAACGATGGTCTCGCACTCCTCAGAAGGAGGAAAGGCATCGTCGTAGGCCCACAGCTTTCCTTCAGGACCGCATCGGCCATGAAGTGCTCGGACGGTGGTGCAGAACATGGGATTGGTCTGCCCCGTCACGAAGTCGATCTTTTGGGTGTCTGGGTGGCCGCACTGAGAGAACGCTGACGGCTCTCTCTCTGAATGGATGTAGTGCTGGCACCGATTGCAGGGAAGGATCTTCATTTGTCGCTCCAGAGACCGCGAAATAGCGGCATGGGTGTGACTATAAGCGGTCTTATGGGCATGAGAACTAGGACTTTCCCTAAGTTCCCTTATGTAAACCTCGCTTACACTTAAGCGGGGCCAGGAACGGGTTAGCTCCGTGCGGCCTGGTATCACGAATTATCAGCAGGCAGCCACTCTGCTTTATGAGAGCTGGCCCCACCCAAGGAAAGACATGGACAAGAAAGACCTGATCCAGAAGGCCGGTGGTGTTACGGCTCTGGCGAAGTTGCTAGGGATCAAACCACCTGCTATCTACCAATGGAAGGCCGTCCCGCAGCTTCGGCTTCTCCAACTCAAAGAGCTGCGTCCTGAATGGTTTGAGGTGAAAGAATGAAAAAACTCGCTGTGATCTGCTCTCTTATGCTCCTGGGCGCGAATGCTCATGCGGCCTGCACGACCCACACATACATCGTCAATGGAAAGATCGTGACCTGCCAGACCTGCTGCTACGGTCAAGAGCCGTACAGGACTTGCACGACTACTTGTAACTGATCTATGATCTGGACGCGCCGTGAGAAGCGCATAAGGCGGGTCTGCAGTCAGTGTCCTTGGTTGGACGGCTTCAGGCCCGATTCAAACCCGCAATGGGTTGGCCCGCCTCGGAATTCTCACCCTGAGGCTGTCCACCCAAGGACGACTGATGCATTACTATCAGTTCAACATTAAGGACTACAAGTCCCACACGGGCCACCTCGATCTCCTTGAGGATCTGGCTTATCGCCGTTTGCTTGATTGGTGCTACCTTCACGAGCGGCCACTACCACTTGACGAGACAGAAATCGCCAGGCAGATAGGGATGCGTTCGCATACCGAGTGCATTGC